ATCTTTTGAAATTGTAGATACTTCGTCAAGGGTGATATCCATGATATTAGCATCAATACGGCGACCAACCTCTTCTTCTGCCAATTCCATTGTGATGTATAGAACATTCTTTCCATGCATCAAATTAGTTGCTGCCATATGACATTTCACAATACTCTTACCAGTGCCTGTTGCACCCAAAAATAGTGTTAATGATTTTCTTGGAATACCACCCTTTGTTACAGTGTTCAGAAGATCAATATCAAATGGAAGTCTTTCCTCTTTTCTATGGTAATATTCAAATCTGCTTTCAAAGTCTTCTAAGAAGTCGTGTCCGATATGTGTATCAAAATTAATACCCAATGAATCTGAAAGCATCTTTGGGATTGCACCTTTATCAAGGTCTTTTACCTGCCCATCTAGAATAAGAATTGCTTTCCTGATAGAGTTGAACAAATCTTTGTCTTGGCAAAATCTTTCTGTTTCATCAACTAACCAATCTTGATTAGTTGATGAATCTATTTCAAGTTCAAAGATACGCTTGTTTGTTTCTTTGAACATCTGTTCATTTAGGTCTTTACGATTTTCAAGTGAGATAGAAAGCGCCTCTTTTGAAGGCGCTTCCTTATATTCATCTACATAATCACAGATAGTTTCGAAGATTTTTTTGTAAGCATCATCATCAAAATACTCTTTTTGAATATATGGAAATGTTTTTCCAAAATAGTCTTTGTTAAAGAGTAGGTTTGAAATTATTGTTTTCTCTAATGACATGCTCTATTATTCCTCTATATCTGTGACCTCCATACTATCATCTTCTTCTACTGCAATGACCGGAGTTGACAATTTAAATTTTTTACTGACAAATTCTTTGAAATTTGTATCTTCTATCAAAGTTTCGAAGAATTTATTATCACTCTCAATATCTTTTGCACGGCGTTTTGGTTCTAGTATCTCACCAGTTTCCAAATCAATAGGATTGTACCAACCCTGATTTGCTTTGATGATATGCCCAGATTCAATTGCAAGATCAAAAAGTGAAGACCATTTCAATATGCCTTTTTCATAAAGAACAGTGAATGGTAGTTTTGCCTTTTCTCGTACAAATCTCGATTTTTCAATATTGATTGTGAATTTGTATCCCGCAATTTCAGTACCATCTTTTTCTTGTGCCTTGCCAATAACAAAAATTTGGTTTGCAGCATAAGTAACAGCAGTTCCGCCAGGAATAATTGTCTTGGGAAACATTCCGATTTCTTGGTATACATGATTGATAATTATACACGGTAAATCTTTCATTGTCAAGTGCGGAGTTATAATTCTTAGCAATGAACGTATTGCTTTTGCACGTGACATATCAGCAACCGACTTTTCATTTTCTGCGTCTTCAACTTCTTTTTTAGATGCTAACGCACCTAATGAATCCACCATTATGAAAACATGATCGCCACGTTTAATTTCTTCAAGTCTTTTTACAATATCAAACTTCAACTGTTCTACATGCTCAATCGGAATATGAAGAACGCGAGATGGATCAATTCCATTTGTTTCAAGATATTCTGGTGTAATACCAAATTCAGAATCATATAGAAGTGCTATTGCATCTGGATACTTATTGAAGTATGCTTTCATACAGTATAAAGCAAGAAGCGTTTTGAAACTCTTACTCATTCCCGCAAAAATAGTAAGTCCTGGGACCAAACCACCGTCAAGTGATCCACTAAATGCAATATTAAGAATGGGAAGGTCTGTAGGTATAACGTCTTTTGCGTTAAAAAATGCTGATTCACTTAGGACTGCCGAACCTTTTATTGAACCAGACTTTGTTAATCTTTCTAGTAATGAACTCATATAGTTTGCCTTTCTGTTGTGTTGATTGTTTTAGAGAGGGTGACTAACCCTCTATTATTGTTCCCACCCATCAAGTAGAGAACTTAATTTTTCTTGAAAACTTTCAATTTTACCTGATCTGTCAGGCCAATATATAGTGGTCTTTTCAGGATTTTTTTTCAAATTTTCGAGAAATGGGTTTATTGATTTGAACATAACATTCAATCTATGCTGCAAATCAGCAATTTTTTCTTGGTCTGATTTTGAATTGTTTTCTAATTCTGAAACTTGTGATTTCACTTCTTGAAAATCTTCGTCAACAAAACTGAATCCAAAATCATCATCAAACGGTTCGAATGTGTTTTTCATTATACTCACCTAATTAAATAAGCAACCCCCACAAGTTATTTCTTATGGGGGTTGCTTTTAACGATTAACCTTTTTGAGCAAGGTTCTTGAAGAATGCAAGATCATCATCGTCATCATCATCAGATGAACTTGAAGGCATGTCTGGTTCTGATACAGATTTCATTCCGCCCAGATTTGACATATCAATTCCGCTATCATCGTCATCTTCATCTTGTGCAGATGAAGTAGAACTTCTCATTGGTCTTTCATCAGACAAACCAAGAGTAGCATAAAGTTTTGCTTTTAGTTCATCATATGACTTGAAATTGCTTTCATCAACGATTTCTTTGAGTGAATGAATTTCTGTGATTTTATCAAAATCGGCATCATCTTCAAATAGTGGTCCTGTACTATCAAAATCAGATTTGTCATAGTTGCGATAACCATCAACCTTACGGATACGAATGCGGAAGTTTGCACCATCCCAAAGATCAAATGGATTGACTTTCTCTACCTGTTCATATTCAGTTACAGGCGGATTCATAGCGTCATTGATTTTATCAAAGATTTTCTTACCATACTTGAATAGGAAAACTTTCCCTTCATTGTCTGGATTTGCTGGATCACTCACAACATAAATGTTAGAGATGTATCCTAGTTTGCGCTTCTGTCTACGAACTTGTTGACGTTCTTCTGAATTATCATCAGATACAGAATTCCAAAGTTTGTTGTTGTATTCGTTTACTGGATCATCTTTGACAATGGTAGAAAGACAGTTTTCGATATACCATTTTCCAGTTGGTCCTTGGAAACCATGTGTCCACATTTGAACCCAAGATACTTCTTGATTTCCATTATCATCAATCGGTCCTGGAAGGAAGCGAATGACTGCAAAACCATTTCCAGACTTATCGACAGTCGGTTGCCAATATTTTCCTTCGTCTGGATTTGAGTAACCACCGCTTTTTGTACTTTCAAGTTGTTTTGTCAACTGTTCTGTCATTTTTGCGCGGTTGCTTTTTAGTTTGCCCATATTTAATGTTGCCATTGTATTTTCTCCTATATTGCGTTATATTGCTTTGTATGTTTTCATATTGCTTTGTATTTTAATGTTGTTACCTCATTAATGCCAAGGCAATGTTATTTATATCAGAAAAAGTGTTCCTTTATAGTTTTTTTGAACTTTTTTTCATCAATTTCAAGAAACGGTTTATATCGTTTCGAAGTTCTGATTATATCAGATGCTACATATTTGTCAAGAATATTTTCTTCCCAATACGAAAAAACTTTTGCTAAATGTGCCATTATCGTAAAGGTTTCGAATGATATTTTCTTGCCCAAATATAGTTTCATTAGTAATGGATGTTGACCATCCACCACTAAAAAATTGTTTTTATACGCCCAATCCATCTTTGGTAGATCAAGTTTGAATGTATAAGATAATGAGTCTATTTTGCGCTTCCAGTCAATGTACACATCTTTACCTTCTTGCTCTACTATTGTGCGAATAAACACTTTTTTATTGTTGACAATGTTTGCCAACAACATATTGTTCCAATCGTTTTCCTTTGAAAGTTTGTAGAAGTGATATGTGTCACGTCTAGTCTTGAAACTATCAAAACTAGTTTTGGTTTTACCGCCAAATTTAAAATAATCATAACTGTCACTATTAAAGTGAGTTTTTATAGATGTGTATTCTTGGAAGACTGCAAACGATTTTCTATCAGCATATCCTGTTTGCATTTTTATCTTTTTTCACCATCCGCTTTTCTGCTGCTTCGGACCTGACTTTTTCTTTCATTATAGTCGATTTTTTGACTATTTCTGCCACTGTCTCTATTTCTATATTATTTTGTTTAGCATATTCCACAAGTGCATCTATGTAACTAACGCCATTTGAAAGCATTTTTGAAATTTCATAATGAACTTTTTCTGGTGACTTAGTTTCTATCATTTTGCACCTAACAGTTCTCTTAAATTGCGCCTCAGTGAACTTTCGCCTCTTGTATATGCATATTCAAACATTCTTGTTGCTTTATATGCATGTATACCATACTCTTCTTTTGATATGATATAGAGATGTTCACAATCTGATTTAGAAGAAGATATTCTAACAAAACCTTCTTCAACACTATATTCAAATTCTCCTAGTTTTTTAACCATTGAGAATTTTTATCCCATTCAACCAATTTTCCGCTGCATCTTGAACATAATGAATTGATTTATTTTCAAAAAGTTTATCTGCTAATTTTTCTCCATTCGGACCATAAAAAGATACTTTATATACATTGTTTTTATTTTCGTGGATTTCTGCCCGCATTGAAGAACCATCACCTTTATAAAAAGTTGTCAATAGCATGTTATACTCCTATCAAATTTCGATTACCTTCTGCCCAATCAATTGCTGCTTTTTCAACAAGTTCAATCGGACATTCCGCATATTTTTCAGTAAAAAATTTATGATTTTG